GCCTGTAAGACTAAATCGGGCAACCGGTTTACGATTACCAAGGTTAAATCAGAGTTTAAGAAACTCGGATTGGTATCCTCTTGCTCCAGTCGAGATGATGCTGTTTCAGGTGGTCATTAAGTGTGAAAAAGTCACTTAAATCGATCTGTTATAGCCTCTCTCTTGACCCATGTAAGATAAAATATACCACAATAATTTATTCTATGAAATTTAGAACAAATCAGTCGTGGACTCGACGAAAAACAGTCTACAGAAAGACACTGTTTAACACTCAAGTACGCCACTTGTTAAAATGGCTAATCACGACTTATGGTATATGTACCGGTGTCTGGAAACCTTCGTGCAGGTATATGTGGTTCATTCAACACATCTATTTGCATAAAGGGTTAAAGACAACCATCAAGCGAATTAAAGAAGATCGTCTAAAGGTCCTTCAACATCTTGCTGGAGAAATTCAGCAGGGTGATGGATTGACCCATGATGGTCTTCCTAAGAAGCTTGGTGGCTTAATCCCCTATATAAGGAATAGACAACCCGCAGAAATACGGTTTATCTTAACCTTATTAATGGGATTAAGACGGTTTAACCTTCCTCTTGAACCTCAATTAGAGACTGTAACATCTCCCTTTAAGGGACAATATTATGAATGGATATTTAAATATTTACCGGGTTTCATGAAAGCTGTATGTTCTAGGCTTCCACGTCGCCTTAAAAATGGTAAACGTTTAATGTTTCCTTCATGGGAAGGGTATCATCTTACAACAAAGTCTGGACCAACTGGAGATCAATCTCTTGTTAGTTGTCTTCAGGATTTAGTGAATCTTCCTGAATCCTTAACTAACTCGATTAAGATCTTTGCTGGTCCGACTCTTTCAGAGAAGATGGATACTTGTTATCGTCATCTGTCTGAACTGTCAGAAATAATGAACCAGCCTATGTCTGGACGAAAGTCTTTTCGTAGGTTAGTTGCTATTCCTGATTCGGAAGGTAAAACTCGTTTGATTGCAATAGGAGACTATTGGTCTCAAACTTGTTTGAAACCTTTCCACAGTTACCTTAATACTGTGTTGAGGTCAATTCCTCAAGACCAAACCTTTAACCAAGGTGAAGGTCTTAAGGACTTGCCTTTCAGTTCAGATAGGACATACTATAGTTTTGATCTTTCCGCATTTACAGATAGACTACCAATTAAGATATTAATTGGGTTACTAACTTGTAATTACGGATTAGACAAAGCATTAGCATGGTATGATATTATAGCAGGTTATGACTTTGATTATAAAGATCCTAAGGGATTACAACACAACATTAGATATAATGTTGGTAATCCTATGGGTTTTTATACATCATGGCCATTAACCACACTATGTCATCACTTTTTAGTTTATGTTTGCTGCCGAGAGATTGGTACCTCTTGGAAATCAGCAAAATATAGACTACTAGGTGATGATATTATCATTTACGATGACGATCTTGCTGAGAAGTACCAGGAAATTATTTCCCTAATTGGAATGGATATCCAATTGCAAAAGTCTCATATAGGTAATTCACTATTTGAGTTTGCAAAAAGGTTTTTCACTCCTTATGGTGAAATAAGCCCTTTTTCCATCAAGGCTGGTTTGAGTGAATCCAAATCGTATTTTGGGTTCAC